GTCCTCCTCGTCCTCCTCGTCCTCCTCGTCCTCCTCGTCCTCCTCGTCCTCCTCGTCCTCTTCCTCGTCCCAAACTTCGGGGTAAATTGGACCAATCTGTTTACCAATTACATTGCGGGCTGAGTACATGAGTCCCATCCGCATATCCTCTGCAAGAATGACGTCACGCCCACACGCCTTGGCATAGTGGGCTGCAAGAACAGTTGCAGACTCGAGAACAGGTATCATAATATCTATGGCAGCCTTCTCCATTTTTAATTTTAAACCAAAATTAGTTTTAACTGAGGACTCTTGAATTAACCAAAATTAGTGGAAGTTTGAGAATACCACACGGGCTGAATAATCTTTCACTTCAAGAAAGTTGTAATTTATCATGTAAATTTTGATATATCTACTGGTTGGGCTGGGGGTCAGGGTAAACTGAAAAATTTGATTCTTAATCTGTGTCATGTTCACGGCTCCTGATGGTTCATCATAAAGTTCAGGGTCGATACTGAACGAATACATGTAAAAAATTCTACTGGGTATACGTGTATGATACTCGAGTGGCTGAATTACACGGAGGAAGACGGGGAGTCCCACGTCCTTGGAGATGCGTTCGGTCGTATTGAAATTGAGAATGAATTGTTCGAGTTGTTCGAAAGTTGTGCCGTTTGATGTGTAAGTCCCATTTGTTGTGTAATCGTACCCAAGGGCTGAATCATTTTGTAAAACGAAAAAAAATTCCTTCACTGGATTTAAAAACTCGCCTAGACACTGAACCTGATTAACACCTTGGGGTGCAAAAAATTCTTGTCGCTGGACCTGTTCTATAGGATATATCTGAGGTTTTGACTTGATGTGCGCTATTTCTGCATCAGATATATACGTATATTCCGTGTCTAAATATGCATAAAATGGAGCTACTATATTCACAGATGGAAAGGTAAAGAGTGTCGAGGGATTCCATACGATGCGAAACGTCACATCCTCTTTGAATGCGCAGAGTGGAAGACCGCGTCTGAATACGTAAAATGGCAGAGGAATTGTATAACTTGCGTTTACAGGAACGGGTTGAATGAGATATTTACCAATAAGATTCTGGAGTGCTCTCTGTTTTCCTGTTGAAACTGTTAAATCAAATTTTAGTTCAAGGTATTCTCCGTAAATTCTCTCGACGAGTTCAGATCCTATATACAACTCTACGTATTGAATCATAAGGGTTCCAACTGAATCAAGAACCTGCACTGCAGCACCCAGTGCGGGCGGGAAAACCTTGAGGTACATGTTTGTGATGAGATCACCGGCTCTTGGAAGCACGAGTTCCTTCTCAGAACCAAAAATAACTGTGTTATCGGCTGGAAATTGCACCCTGATTACTCGGGATGAAAAAAGGGACTGACCAACATATTTTTCGACAAAATATGTCACTTCCGGGTCTGCACTCAGATAAATATCTTCTTGTCCGAGGTAGGACAAACTGGCTCTTCCTGCCATTTCTAGTACATTCTGGGATTAAAAAACCAGTCGCACAGCGACTTCCATAGGAACTGACTAGAAATCGTTCGAGTTGAACATGAGTCCGGCGATGCCATCCTTTATTCTTAGAATATTGTAATTTATTCCTATAACTCTCAATTCTTTTTTAGTTGCGTATGACGCTGTATTAAGTTGAATAAAAATATCACGAATACGACTAAAGTTTACTTGACCATAAGGTCGAGGCGTATTTGTCTGATTTGTAAAGGAGTACATGTAAAAGTTTCTGGTTGGATAATTTGTGTAATGGTCGAACGGTTCAATAGAATTGAGGTACAGTGCATCCGTCACATCTGCAGTGAAAGCCTCGGATGCGTTAAAATTCATAGCCAAACTATTTAGATCTGAATAATCATAAGGTGTGGTTCCATCGAGTTGTAGAATAAAAAAGAGTTCACGGATTGGATTTATAAATTCCAGGTTGAAAATTGCCGATGTAAATTGAGGAGCCAACTGGAATTTTTGATACTGACACTGTTGAATTACATAATCAATTTGGGACTTTTTGAACCAATTAATTTCGGGATCGGCTAAATAAACATATTCTGTAATAATTGTTGCAATCAGGGGTTCAATTATGTTATATGTATTTACGGCTGTCAATTCTTGAAGATTTCTGAATGTAATGTGAACCTCGACGTCTTGTCTACCCAATGAAACGAGTGGCAAATAAAGACCGGGATTTTGATAAAAATAGAACGGAAGGTTTGTGAAATAGGTTCTTCCCGGGGGGTAAATCTGACTTGTTGTATCATATTTTCCAGTAAGCAGCTTGAGTCCAGGTTGATTTTCGTAAGGTACATACAGATCATTGTAAATTTCAATAAATTCTCCTGTGAGCGTCTGAACCGTCTGTCCACCAATGACTAAATCTGCGCGATCTATGAGCCATGTCCCGACCGAGTCGTAATAATTATAACTGACCGTGGGAATCACGTTTGAAGCGACGGGATAAACTGAAATGTAAGTATTCGAAAAAATATTTGTGGTTGAACCCACTTGATCAGTTGTTATAGTGATGGGAACATCCGTAGCAGTCTGAGTCACACGATGAGGCACGGTGACTGTAATTTGAGGAAAAAGACCGCCAATGCTAAAATTGTAAGTGGTGGTACCAAACGTGATACTTTTGACGTTATCAGATGACGAAAGTACAGCTGTTAACATGTACGTGGCAATGTTCGAAAACTGAAGATTTCCGGTCGTTGGATTAACTGATATAATTGCGGAGTTTGTTCCCGCTGGAAGACTGTAATTTGTTGTAAAATTCAGGGGGGTATTAGACCCTATGGATTGAACTTGAGCCGAAGGCTGAAGTAAGATGCCGTTGTTGGAAAGCACAGTCTCGTACCCCGTATATGTTTGAGCCCCTATTTGAGTCACTGTGTAATAGGATGTGTTCAAAATTGTTATAGACGATGTAGAATAAATATTTGTGAAATACTTTAGGGTCGTACTTGTTACCACTATGGGCATGCTGAACGCTATGGTAGGATCACGCCCCTGCAGACTCAAGGTTGTGTAAGCGTAATCTGGGATTTGCGAAGTCACGTTCCATACTGAAACATTTGCTACATAATTTTGAGGAGATTGTGCAAGATAAATAACACCAGAAAGCATCCATGTTCCAGGTGAACTAAATATCATCGAGTGATCAGAACCAAGTGTTACCGTTGTGTTTTGAGGCGTAACTATATTTCCAAAAAATGGAACTATATTACTTGAAACTGGTGTATTTGTATTAAACATGTACAAATCATCGACAGGGGTGACTGTCAAGTAAGTTCCAGGTGTAAATTGAGTTACAATAGACGTTGTATTTGCGTAAAAATAGTACGTATTTGATGTGCTTGCTACGACGAAGGGCATCAAAAGAGGCATAGAAGGGTCTGGCGAAACACGGAAATCACAGGAGTAAGCAAATTGAGGCACGATTGGAATTCCGTTTGGGTAGATACTTTCATTTGGATCGGAACCATAAGAAATATTGAGAACTGAACCTGTACCCAATGAAAATGCTGCGCGGACCATATAAAATCCCGCATTTGTAAACTTGAGTCGACCATTAAATGTTACGGAGTAGGTTGAGACCGTGTCCTGATTTGCCCAATTGGCAAAATTTATAAAACTCTGAGTAGCTCCTGGTATAGAATAACTCACGGGAAGATTCAAAAAAATACTGGTTCTTGTATTCACGAGGGGTAACCCTGTACTTTGAATCCAACCCGCCTGTTGAAGGGTAAAATCAGATTGACGAGTTGAAACTACGTTTGAAATGTAGTTTGCAGCCAGATTTGATGTTGAGATACTATTCGCAAACGCATTTGTTAATGAAGTTCCAGTTCCTACTGTATAAACTAAATTTGAAGAGTTTGTAGGAGAAACGGTACCCACCTTGGGGTCGAGTCCCCAAAATACTCCCCCCTGATCCACCTCGAGCGTCGCGCAATTTGAAAAAATAAATTGATTGAGGGCGTTTGAATAACTCACAAAACTTGCAAGAGTCGAAGAAATCCACGAAGTCTGATTGAATGTTGAATAGTATGTGATTCCCTGATATGGAAGACTAAAGTAGGTTCCATTGATGAGTATGTGAGGGTCATTATTTATCGATGCAATTATGTCCCACGCCCAAAAATTACCAGGGTCAAAGAGTGTCGGTAATTCAACTTTGAGTGTGAGCGCTCGTATAAGATCTCCTTTAGGAGGGATCCTACAAATGTTATTTTGACCATAGACAACTTGCTGATTTTGAAATGAAATATCATAGGCTTCAAGTACAAAGGGGGTATGACGCTTATAAACCCCTGAAAAATACGTCACTTGAGGCGAACCCGTGAGATATGCGTCCTGTTGCCCAATTGCAGCCAGCTGGATATAGCCAGCGGACATCTCTAATAAAGGAAAACATTAGTTTCCGCGCACGCACCCGCGTCTCAGCTCACTCTGAATTTTGATCACACAAATTAGAGGATGAGTCAGTTGCAACTCAGGCGATTTGACCCATCAAAAATAGGTGATGATAAGGTTTGTGTTTTTATAGGGAAACGTGGGACGGGTAAATCGACTCTTGTTACAGACATTCTCTGGCACAAAAAACATATACCAGCGGGAATTGCCATGTCAGGAACTGAAGATGGAAATGGACACTATAAACAATTTATTCCTGATCTGTTCGTTTATGGCGAATACAGAAAGGATGCTGTTGAAAAGCTACTCGAGAGACAGCACAGGCTCGTCAAGAGTCTGGGCAAGGACAAAGCCCCTTCCGTATTTCTGTTGATGGACGATTGCATGTACGATAAAGCCTTCATGAGAGACGACTGCATGCGCCGGCTTTTCATGAACGGTCGCCACTGGAACATCTTCTTCATGCTGACGACCCAGTACTGCATGGACATGCTTCCGTACGTTCGCACCAACGTGGACTATGTGTTTGCTCTCCGTGATAACGTCAGGCAGAACCGTGAAAACCTTTACAAAGCTTTTTTCGGAGTTTTCCCGACATTTGATCAGTTTTGTCAGGTTATGGATTCTTGCACTGAAAACTACGAGTGTATGGTTCTTGATAATACATCCAAGAGTAATAAGATTTCAGACTGTGTATTTTGGTACAAGTCGCCTGTTCGCAAAAACTTCAGGGTGGGTGGAGCATCCTTCTGGCAGTATCACCAGCGCTTCTACAGTCCACATGCTGCGAGTGGACCACAGGGATCTACGAGTGCACCGAAACGACGGGGTGAAACAGTCGTAGTGAAAAAGTCGCGGTAGCATGCTCCACTTAATTTCCATTTAAAATTCAATAATGGCTGGAGTCATGACATATGATCCGAGTGTAGACAGTATAATGTCAGCAATTCCTTCACAGGAAATCAATTTAAATGAAGAATTAGCTCGTGCAGCTTTGGAGCGTCAGCAGACGAGTCTCCCATCTGGACTTTCTCGCAACTCTAAAGAAGGTGAAAACAAGGCGGGACCTCCAACAGGTCTTTTGAGAATGCCTTTAAATGCGCCTGAAAAAGATATTGTTGAATCTCAAATGGCATCTTTCGCAACACCTATTGACGATATTATGCCAGGTCCAGGACAGATGATGCAGGATGAGATGATGGGGTCCCCCTATGTTCAGGCGCCCCCTCAGAACGGGAAGGCTTCGGGTGGTGATGATGCACCCAAGTCCCGTAGCAAGAACCCATTCGGTCTCCAGGATGATCAGTACCAGGCGCTACTGGCTGGCGTTGCCGCGGTCGTCGCATTCTCCAAGCCAGTTCAGGGCAAGCTTGGAGATATGGTTCCTAAATTTCACGGTCCATCCGGTGAGGTGTCTCTGACCGGTCTGGCTGTGACTGCACTCATCGCAGCCATCGTGTTTTACCTGGCAAAGAAGTACTTGGTGGATGGACAGTAAGACAAAGTCCGAAGGACTTTAGATCCCCTCGATCTAAACTAGGGACACTACGTGTCCCACTTTGTCTCTAGTCCTTCACAGTATCCCCGCAATAGGTGCGAGTCCCTGTGGGTGTATAAACTCCCGAATCTATCGCAATCTTTTTAAGTTTATCAAAATGTTTCCAAAATTTATCAGTATGATCATATTCCGGTACTGACATGTGTGCCAACTCATGAATCAAAACGTACATTGCCGAATTTACATCTCCTCCATCCAGACAGATGTAAATTTCGTACCCTTTATTCACATTAGAACCAATTGGACCGTTGTCCTTGTTCCAATCAATCATGCCCGTGATGATGGAGGGTTTGCAAACGGGGTGCCAAAGTGGGTCTCCTGTGCGACGCAGAATTTCAAGCAAAATCCAGTACTTGTATTTGAGTTCGCTGAGCATTGCAGGTTCTTTATTCACTGAGACTATGTAGACGAGGACGACAAATAACATTACGAAAATTGGAACATATTCCATCTACTATTACACACTTAGATTTTCTTCCGAAATACAAACTTGGAGTAAAGGTCCGAGATGAGCCCGTTCGGCTGGTCGAGCATGGGTCCCCAGTAAATGAGTTCAAAGTCGAGTTCCTCAAGGCGGTTCATCAGCATGTTGGCATCAAGGAGGGGTTCATCGCGTGCGCCATCCGCATAGAAAGGACCGTCAGTCAGCTTGACTGAAAGCCGCCGCCCACCCTGGTAGATGTCGAATATGTTTCCGAGTCGGTCGATGTAGTGACCTCGCTCGTCGGCTATTTTATTAGCTTGGTGATTGTCTGGGGTTATGCCGATGAGAAGCCCTCCGGGTTTTACCGCACACTGAATCGCCTTGATTGAATTCTCAAAATTTTCCATGATGTAGTGAATAGAAAAGTTGTAGCAGACCACGTCAAAGGGACCTGCAAAAGCCGCCTGAATAATAGTTCCATTCCCCAAAAAAAATACTCCAAAGTTCATTTCAATTGCTCTGTTCTCCGCCTCGGTAAGTGATTCGTCATCTGGGTCAATTGCGAAAACTCGCGCACCGACCGCCTTCCACTTGTGCCAGTCGCCTCCACGACCGCACCCACAGTCCAGAACGCTATCACCGCGGTTTACCCATTTCTGAATTAGTTCTCGCTTGCAGTTGTTATGAAGACGACGAAGAGCTTCCATGGTTGATTCTTCAACCAACCACAACCTTATAAGGTGACATGACACGAATTTTCAAATTTACTGCGTTTTGAACTTAAAAAAGAAATGTATAGATAGTTCAATATGGGTTCTCTTGAGCAGGATTATCTAACTGTTCCAGGGCAGTACTTTGCTTGCATTTCATTTGTCGGTCCAGAGCAGCCTCAGAAGAATGAGAAGCTGGGTATGAAGATTCGTGGGTGCTTTTCAACTCGTGATGAGGCTGCATCTCACGCCAAGCGTCTCCAGAAGGAGGATGCGCTCGTGGACATTTACGTGGTGGACATGTACAAGTGGCTTCTGATCCCACCCGACCGTGACCAGATTGAGGATGTTCACTATCAGAATGAAAAGCTGGAGGAGATTATGACCAAGTATCGTACTAACCAGAGTGCCGCGGCTTCTATGTTCGAGAAGCGCAAGCGCGACATGATGGCACAGCCTCAGCCAGGTCCATACCCATACATCGACCCCTCCGACGAGAATTCCAAGTTTTACACAAAGCCGGATGTGCCTCCCATCCCTCACCCAGCAGAGCTTATCGATGGTCTCAAGATTGAGTTCCCAGACCTGGATATGCCAGCCCTCGTAAAGATTGCTGATGAGCGCATCGCAAAGATTATGGAGGAGCGCAAGATGCCCGCCGTGTCAGTAATTGCTGAGGGTGACGAGTCAAAGGCTGAGGACGACGAAGTCCCCGAGTCTGTTTAATTTCGCTGCGAATATTAGAAAATGTTTTTTAAAGTTTTAGCTTTGGTGTTGATTGCGTTTCTCATGTATATAGCATACGTGAGGTTCCCACCGGCGCCAGCTAGAATATCTCAACCTGTTGCTGCGTACGACAATCAGTTTGAGGTATTTAGGGATATGGAACCAGCCGATCAGACTCGTGAGAATCCGTGGCTGGGATTTTTACAAGAAGATGTTAGAAAACAGAGAACGGGTCCTATTGGTAATTTTGTGGGCTACGACGATCCTTCGTCTAAAGCTCCTTTATATTCTGTGCAGTAGTCCCAGTTCCGAAGGAACTGTCCTCGCTCCGCGGTCTCAAGTCCTACGGACTTGGTCACTTTGCCTGAAAAACAACGGGACGCATATTTGCAAGCAAAAAACCAATCACCATTCCCAACAGAATAAGACCGATTTGATTCTCCTTAAAAGCTTCAAATGGATCCTTCTTCTGTTGTGGGCGTTCTACAAATGTATCAAACTGATGTGGAGAATCCATATGGGAAGGCCACTCATTTTCTGGGAGCGGTGGGGGTGCGCTTCTTGACTGAGACTCGGTGTTTTTTGTCAGGAACGGAAGATTGTCCATCCTCACTATCAGATTCATCACTCTCGCTTTTATCTGCTACAACAAATCCATCCAAATTTCCATCATCATCTGCATCAGATTCATCCTGCTCCTCGTCGCTCTCAGTCTCAATCTCCTCAGAAACATCATCTGGATCATTTGTGTCGTAATCATCAGCATCGTAGTCGTCCTCAACCTTCTCGACAGGCTCGTAACGCGTAGGGGGCTTGGTAGGGCGTCCGGAACGGGTGCGTGTTGCTGGTGCCGAGTCAGCCTCGGCTGCAACCTGTGCAAGAATTTGAAGGGGGGTCGCGTCTGCGGGAATCTCACTCGCTACGCGAGTGGTCTCAGTCTCGTGAATCTGCCGTGCAGATTCACTGCCCGTGAGTTTTGAGGTGCCCCGGGTCGCCCGCATTTTCTATATAATCATCGAATGTATTGTTTAAGTATCTTGGAAAGAAATAAAGACCTTGTGAAATTGAATTTTGATTCAAAATAAATTCTCCTTCGAGCCCCAAATTTGTGGCTATGAGATTGAGTTCTTCCTGTTTCTGCCCATCGTCTGCACGGCGAATCCCGAGTGAAAGATCTCTGATATTTTCTACAGCTGCGTAAAGTGCAGAGGCTGCAGTGTCAAGCTGTTTTGAAGCCGACTGTTCGAACACGCGGAGATTGTCCAAAAAACGCTGCCAGCTGACTGGGTCCAGGCCCGAGTACGGATGGACCATGAGCTCGTACTTCTTGAACCGGGTTTTTGGTCCCATCGGGAAGGAAATCCATAAGAAAAGTAAGAGAAGGACTACCCACAACAGCAACATCATTGAGCTGCTCTACTATTGATGGAGGAAGAATATGTTCACGACCATGAAACTCATTACAGGTGTCCTTGTCAAAGCATCGTTGCGAAATCCGACCTGAATGTATCGAAAACCACGCATGGTTCGACTTGTGTTCGCGCCTGATATTCTCACAGTACTTGGAGTCCGTCTGAACATACCATCCGTCATGATCGTGTCTGTGAACGCGCTTGATGCGAGCCTTCTCCTGACCTGTGAGATATTTCTGTATATATTCCTCAATTCCTGAAATTTCAATGTCAGTCTGTTGAGAGACCGTATTATCGATATCTGTCCTGATTGAAAACAGTTCAACAATTTCAACACTTGGAATCTTTGAAAATTCCCGTGTACTGTTGAGCTGACGCCAGGGAATATATGGGTCGCCTGCAGGTTTCTTATGAGACCAAAGCATCCTAAGTCCTGAACCTCCATAGACAGAGGCATCTATGACAGTGTCCCAAGGTCCTTCACCCAGAGCTTGAATCAATTTTGATCTTAAATTAATTGCTTCGGTCCGACTGACAATGAGGCGCGGCCAGTGTATATGAACACCCGACTTGATGAGAGTGGATGCCTTGCCATCCTCGCCTGGAGGCGAGCCACTCCCGACTGGGCGAGGTCTTGCCTTGGCAACCAGGCACTCTGAAATGTTGTCACCCCCAAGACTTTCATGAATTATAGAACAAAATTGAAGAAGATCTTCATCACTTAATTTTTCTGGAGCCTTATAATCGAGATCTACGAAAAACTTGAATCGATCTGTCTTTTGCTCAACTACAAACAATTTTGATCCAAAATTAATTGCCTGAACATATGCCTGGTGAAATTCTTGGGTTTCCTCCTGAGGAACCATGAGAATTCCACCATCCATGAGAACATGGGTTCCAGACCCTCGCGGGACCTTCCATTTGTCCATTATGTTTAAGACGAGTTAAAACTCTAAGCTTCGCTACCAGAAGACTTTCATTCTTCGTCCGAATCCATAGTCAAAAATGCCCAAAATGATTTAGGTTTCTTTGTCTTTGGAGTTTCTTTGACAATTTTAATCTTTTCTTCGATTTCCTCGAGGTCAGCCTCCGCCTTTTCAATCTCGTAGTGAAGCTTACGGAGAGTCATTGCATTTGCAAGGTCCTCGGGTTTCATCGTGGTGTCGTTACACAGCTTGAGAAGGTGTGTAGCGAGATCAATTTTACTTCTCGTCATCTCTATTAAATCTAAAATATTTTAACCACGTAAATTGAACGGAGTCTTGTTTGTTGCCGTTATTGCTTGAAGAAACTCGGGATTTCTGATAACGTGCTGACGAATCATGGGCCACAAGTTTTGATGTTTAGATATATTTTCTAAACTTTCGAATCTACAGTCGTCATTCTCGTCGTAATTTTTGCGAAAAGGAACCTGATTTCCTTCCATTTTCACCTTTTCTTCTGTGAATCGCTTCACGATGTGTTTGTGCTCTATTGAAGTCATGGGCATGTCAAAGACATATACATGATAATGGTTTATAACATCTACCCCGTCCTCAATGTCACGAGGTTCGGGTGTGTTTGTGATAAATTTAAAATAGGCATATGAGCCACGTTTTAAATTGATCATACCACGGGTTTCTTCTTCGAGTTCTCGAACCGCACATCGAAGTGGGTTATAAATTTCTCGACGGCGGCATCCGCCTGTTACGAAGGTCCATTCCTTGTAGCGCCTGTCATGGACTACAAGAAAGTGAGGTATGTCATTCACGTGAGATACTGGGATTGCTATCGCTTTGTGTCGTTCTCTGGTCATTGTCCTCTACTAATTCTTGTGGAGCAAAAAATTTCTCGAGACTTCCCGTACGTGGATTATAAGTTACCAAAAATACTATACAAATAATGAACGCCCACACGAGCCAATGCATTTTCTAATTTTAGAACAGAGTTTATCTGCGTTTAGTTGGCGTAGAGCAGCGAGCCGAGACCGTTCTGGATGCGGAACACGTTGTAGTTGACTGCGTACAGGTACTGGGTGGGGTAGTTGATGCTGGTGCTTGCCAGACCCTGGATGCCGTTGGGCAGGGTTGAAGGCACAACCAGGCGGAAATTGTCGAGGCGGGAGAAGTTGAGGGTGCCTGTGGGCTGGAGCTTGGAGGTGTCCAGGCAGTAAGAAATGATTGCCACGTTGGCAGTGGCGTTGTTGTGGATGTAGCCCCAAGGGGTGTTGTAGTACTGGGGAAGATCCACCCAGTGGTACATGTGGCGGGAGTCCCCGACATCCACGCCGTTCACCTGCGTCTTGAGCTGGTAGTTGGCAGCGGTCTCCGAGCCTGCACCGTTAGCGAAAATCTGGTTATAGTTCACACAGGGGAAGGCGATGAACTTGACTGGCTGAGCCAGTGCCAGCTCCTGGACGGGGTTGGTGCCCATGACGATGCGCTGCACCTGGGTGATCAGCAGATCCTGCTTCTCCTTGGCGAAAAAGTCACGCTCAGACTGATCCAGATACACGAAGTTGGACCATGCCTGGTACTGCACCTGGGAATAGGAAGTGTTGGTGTTTGAAGTACCTGTGAAGAAGGCGATGGTTGTGCCAGCCAGAACTGGTCCAGTTCGCTGGGAGGGGTAAGTCACGGTCACGTTGCTGTTTGCAATGTTGGATGTGCTTGACACGAACACTGGTCCAGCCCATGGCACACCTGCCACGTACTGACCAACTGCCAGGGAACCGGTGCCGTTGAAGCTTGAAATTTCGGTCAAAGTGATGTCCTTCGTGGTGGATAGTGCGGTACCGGCTGCAATTGCAACAGATAACTCAGCGGAAACCACTGGGGCATAGGCTCTCAGTGCGCCGCCGATAGATGTGCTGAAGATGGAAGTAGCGTTGATAATACCCGTGTTGGAACCGGCGATGATGATGTTTGAAAATGCAATATTAGAAGTGAGAGTGGGTGTTGTATTGGCAGAGAACCCCTGGATGACCACCACATTCGCCTGCAGGTTGGAAGTGGCTGATGTCAGAAGCATACCTGGGAACAGGGGACCAGTGGTCTGGGACACAACCAGGTTGGCTGTGTTGGAAAATGCCAAGGTTCCCTGGCTCACGCTGAAAACATTGATGGATCCGTTGGGGACAGACAGGACTGGGTAACTGGTAGGACCGATGGTGATGTTCTGGGTCAGGTAGGGAGACCAGGTGATGCGCAGCTCCACGTCGTGGAACTGGAGACCGATCAGGGGCAGAGCCACAGACCACTCCTTGCAGAAGAAGAACTTAAGGGGGAAGAAGGAGTTCTTCTGGTTGTTCAGAGTGGTGCTGGTCGAGTTCAGGTAACGCTCGGAATAGGTGCGAGCACCCACAATTGGCTCGATATCGGACATGTACTCAAAGTCATGGGTGTCCACAATCTGACCGCCGATGTAAAGCTCCACCTTGTCAATCACCTTGGACCAGTCCAGACCAACGATGCCTGCACCGTTGTTGTCACGGGCAGTCAGGTACACGTAGCTGAGCAGATCACCCTTCTTCTCGAAACGGATAGTAGAAATACCGTTGGCAATTGGTGCTCCCTGAATAACCTGGCGCTCCACAGAGCTTGAGTAATGAGTATAACGTTTGTAATTCGACCGGTAGAAAGATACCTCAGGCTTGCCTGTCAACCAAGCGTCCTGAGGTCCGACTGCTACGAGTTGAACGACACCTCCAGACATTTACTTTCTGTCTATATTTTTTTAATGGACTTCGCGACGGGATTTAACATTTCGCAGACACTTGAGGAGGAGGACGTGCCAATGAATAAGCCAATGGATTCTTTTCAAGCTGCTGAATAGCTATATCCAAAAAGCTCGAAGATGCACGTGGATTGGGGTTTGATTTTTGCTCGTTGAGTGGATCATCATATTGAGGTGGCTGAGTTCCACGACCCTGGTTTGAGCCAGTTGTACCCATGGATGGCACTGGGAGAATTTCAGCCTCTGGACGAAGCTGAGTTGCTGCGCCCACCTGGTTCACTGGATCGTTGCGAACGTTCATACGACCGCCGTTTCCTGCACGGTCTGGCTTGGAACGATCTCCACTTGTGCGAGTAAGTGTCTTGTCAGTATAAGAAGTTTTACCTCCGGCGTATGGCTGTTGCACGAAATAGCTTGGGGGACCCTCGGAAAGAGTGTCTGTGCGAAGCCCGGTCTCTTGACGCCGAGTCGTTTTACGGGTCTTGAGATTATCAGGGCGCCCTTCTGGGGCAACCATAGCACCCTGGGCGCCGCCACCTCCAAAAGCACCTGGTGCGCGGTACACCGTCTTTGACTGCGAAGCGTTGTGTGTAATCTCGCCCATCCCACCGGCACCACCACTTGGCACGACGGCGCTGGGTGGTCCTGGGCGACCCTCGATTGTTGTAAGTTTCTCCTCATTAATGTTGTTTGGAAGAGCGCGGAAGTAGTCGTGGAAACCACCAGCCGCTTTAACGTTAGGTCCAACACCCAGACCTGGTCCCACTGTATTGGGAGACTCAAGTGGGTTCACATTGTTCATTTTGTTCGTGACGTACTGGCGGTTGTACATGTCATAAACGGGCTGACCAAATGGAAACCGACCATTCGTTTGGGTCATATCCTGAAGATTTGGAACAGCCTCCTTGGGCTGAAGACGCCAGTCTCCGACACGGCGACCGACGTCGGGGGTCGTGTTCATAAAGTCGGTATAATCCTTGGAATGATTACGGCTATTCCCCATCAAATCTATATCCCGGCGAGTAAGAGGTTTCGTGGTTGCAGGGAGAGGTTTACGACCTGACTCTGGGCTTTCACTGCGCCCATCTGCAAGTCGCTTTCCGGCAAACACAAGACCGACCACAGCTGCAATTGCCAGTGGGTCCATTATTATTAATAAGATATCTTTTTTAGCGACTAAAAGTTTTCGTTTTTTTGCTGTTATAACGCTCATCGAATCGCTCATTCTGGATGTCGGCAAAAGTGGTAATTGGATTCCACATCAACACGCGCAGAGGCAAGTTTACGTATGTGTTGGGGAAGTCGTATGGCTTCTCTGACCAACCCTTGGTCCAGGCGGAGGTGCCCCGCGCACGAAGCATGCTCTCGACATCGGTCTTGTCTGCCAGGACAACCTGGGCGGGACCGATCCAAATGCCCTTCTGAAGAATATTTTTGCTATTGTCCAAAGTTGGCATTTTATTAATACTTGCTTACATTTTTATCTATCTACCGTTTCCTGCACGCATTTGAGGTCTTTCTGGGAAGGCAGAGTAGAACCGGTCTGGATCGCAAGCAGCGCCGCCCTGGTCGTGACACTTTGGTGCAAACGGTTTGCCGAATGCTCCATATGCGAAAGCTGTTTGGTCGTTGGGAATGGTACTTGAGGCTACAGTGTAGAAATTGCGCTCGGCATCACGCTGACGCTCAAATGGGTGAATCTGACTCCAGGCAGCCTGTACCTCTGTGCGCATGCTTGGGTACCATGCAGCGGCTGGTCGGTCGGGTGCATCTACATAATCGCTCAGAAGAACGTTGCCCATGGGATTGTCAAGTGTTGGGAGAGTCACAGAGCCGCGAAGAGGACCAGGAACGCGACCGTCGGCAGAGGATGGGCGCAATTTTCCATCAGAAATCATATTCATGGTCATGAGGTAGTACAGGATTGCAAGTGCGAGAATACAAAGGGCAAAAACACGTACATCACGGTTAATCAGGTAAATGAGGCAGGTGGCGTACAGGATGAAACGAGTCGTCGATGCGACGCGCTCGCGCGCCGTCTGGGAGGCGGTCGGCCAGAAATTTAAAAGCTCGCTAGTTTTGAAAATCTCCTTTGGATCCATGCTGTAATTTAGTAAGATTTGTTTTTAGTCCAGACGGGAACTGAAAGTTCCCTGTCCGTCGGAGCCTGGATCTGAGTCCAGGGAACTTTCAGTTCCGTCGACTCGTCTCTAGTCCAGTCCCATATAGTCCTTCTTAATCGCCTTGCGCTGGGGGGGCGCACCTGGAAGTCCTGGGAATCCCCCACCTGACATGAGCTTACTCATCATTCTCTGAGCTGCAGCCATGATGTTTGCCTCGTCGAGCTCACCACCAGACTCCTTGAGTCCCTTGGCGCAATTCTCCGCCTCTGACTCGATCAAATTCATAAACTGAGGTGGAATCATCTGGAGAGTCACTCCAAAACCGTACAGAGAACTCAGGTACTGCCAGATCGCCTGACGCGTCGCATCTGACACGTCATCCTTCTTCCAAATCTCGTGCATATTTAGGTTTGCGACAAACTCATTCTCTTCGCAAAAAAACTTGGAATCCTTCTCCATAATCTGCTGAGCCCATGGACTCAGCTTGTTCATCACCTTTTTGTACGTCTTCTCATCCTTTTGTTTCTTGAGCATCTTTGCAATTGCGGGCTCCTCGGGGAAGGTCTGAGCAAGCTCACCGAGAAACTGGGTGTACATTTCATTAAATGCTGAGTACGACGCCATTAATACTTAAAAGACGTATTATTTTTAAGTATACACTGATCATAATTACTGAAAATTGGTTTTTTAATACGGTTCCTTTGTTACCTGTCCGTTAGAACCCTGTCCCTGGCTCACGATGAAAAACACCAAAAGACCTACGAGAAAAGCCGGCTTGAAATATTCAGAATTCTTAATTTTCGCATCTCCATTCATCTTGGAACGAATGAAAATATAACCCATCGTAATTGCTGCTGCTATGATTGCGGCAGTTGAAGGTTCCTGGAAATACTGTTCCATTTTACTAATAGACTTAAATATTAGATTTGAGGGATTTTCTTCACATCCACATCATCTGGGGCATCGTCAAAGAGATTCTGTTCCTGGGTAGGAACTGGGGTACCGCCTGGAACGGAAGGAGGTGTCAATGAGTTATTGACCGTAACTGTCTCACTCCCCCCTGGAGTTTGACCAAATTGCATGTTGTTCATTGGAAGACCCTCGACGGGGTCGACTGGTTCCTCGTTAAGTGGCGCGTCAAGTTCCTCCTGCTCCTCTTCTTCCTCGTCAAAGTTCATACCCTCGTCGCCTGTTGGCATACTCAGATACGTGTCCAAAATTTCAGACATTGGCACAAGCTGCTCGATGATTTCACATATGTGGTGGACGAAACGCTTGTGAAGCTCCTTCTTTCTGTGCTCATCCGAGTGGTTCTTGTTGACGATGATATCAGGATCCTCGTAAATATCCTTGGCACACGCCTCGTAGACTCGCTGAACAAACACGTCATTTGCTGGGAGCTTGATTGAAATCTTCTTTGACTTTTTATCAGTGCGAATTGCACTCAAAATCTTGACGTGAATTACAAAGACGGCGGCGAGTAGCTTGGGAAACATGGGGTTGCCCTTGATGATAGACTCTGTATTTCGGTTTGAAATTGAAGAATTCCAAGTCTTGACATCACGGAGGAGTTGCTGGAAAACTTGTACGGTGTTTTTACCTTTTGACTCCTTCTGAGCTTCCAGCCAAATTTCCCAAAATGCTTCAATCATGGATGGGGTCATAGAATCACATAGTTTTTTGGTAAAACGACGCTCGGATTCACTGATAAGGTCCATAGTTATTAGATGTAAAGGACTTATTTTCAGCTTAAAAACAGCACCCGTGATTTGTTCAATGGGCTGGGGCGTTTGCTTCGGTCTCGACCAGAACGGTTACGTGTACTGTGCCGACGGGTGCAATTGGCGCTCACACGCAGGGGATTATGCCGATTACCCAGAGTGGCCTTCGGCGCGTCAGGCTGTCCTCGAGTACTTTCAAGGTGATGCGATCCGAGAGCTCGACATGGTCCGAGACGAATGCCCAGGAACTGCTGCGGGGCTGAAGGAGGCGTGCGAGGAGCACATGGTCGATGCCCTGCGTCAATACAGACGTCTGATCGACATGAAAAAGATTCGCCTGCACGAGGCGAAGATGACTGAGCTCGAGGGATATCTTGAGCACAACAAGATTGCGCTCGAGCGGAGCCTTGACGACTACAAGTTGGCAAAGGAGGCGTGGAAAAATTATCAGAAGAGCCCGCCCAAGGCGAAGGCGTCCAAGACGCGAGCTGACGAACTTCGGCAGTTTATGGCTCCGTACCGCATCGAGCTCGAGATGGAGGAGGCGGCGGAGGAGTGCGATCGGCTCAAGACGGCGAAGATTAGGGGGACGCGAATGCTCAACCGCGAGAAGAAGTTTTCACTTCTTTCGTAATTTACTCGCCATCTTCTGCAAATTCACGAGGCTGGGGAGTTCCACCTCCTCCACCTCCTCTGGAAGCATCTGGTGTATGGGAGGTTTCTTCCACCACACCTTTATGTCCAGGGGACCTATGAGATTTATAATGTACCCCAGACGATGAAGCTGTCGACACATGTACCGTACAGTCGTGGGGAGATCGTGTCTTGGAAAACCAATCAAAAATACAGGAACTGTCAGGACACACTCCTTCTGACCGAGCTGTACTGAAGTTTTAATTTTCCTACAAAATTGCTCGAGAAGAGCTTTATAAAACTCCTTTCGGGCACTTTTACGAGAATTCTCCATTTTCGCAATGTCTTGGGCAGACACTGACATCTAATTTTAGTTTAGAATTAGGAACGAGTCCCCAGGCGCATGTCAGTCACCACAGGCGTCTCTGGGCGAGTTGCCAAAAGTGCCTTCAGTTGAGCGGCGGAACTGTTATCGATATCTTTATAGGGTTTGTACTTGTCAGGCTGGTATCCAGTACTCAAGTCTTCTTTTGCAGACTCTGACATGTTTATGATTTCAACATTTCCATCTTCACCGATCTTTGATACGACATCGTACTGGGATCCAAGGAACTTGCGGGTATTGTAAAACATGAATCGGCTCGCATAAGAACCGTCAGCCTGGAGATTAACGAAAAGTGTCTCGAGGGGGTGCTCATCTGGTTTGGTCTGTTGGACCTTTTCGATGATTGCCTGAATCACATCAGGTGAGATGGGAGAATTTCCGTCAGCTGCCATTGGGGCAACGTACCCAGACAGATTGACACGGCTGTTCCATACCAGGAAGACCACAATAATCACAAGCAGTAGGATCATAATGTCTTTCATTATTAATAGACTGCGAAATTCTTCTGTTCAAAAAAAGTCAACTAATTCAAATGGCCTTGCTGGTCTATTCCGACAAGTGTAAATTTTCGAGTCAAATTATAGAATATATTAAGACTCAGCCTTCTCTGAATGAGATTATTCGGTACCATAATATAACAACCCTCGGTGTTCCATCGAAGAAGATTACTATGGTACCCACTATCGTGACCAACGAGGGGGTCATGAAAGTCGGTGGCGACATCAAGCCCTGGCTCGAGTCTATGATTCCGTTCGAGTTTGAATCATGGTATCCTAATTCAATCTCCTGTACAAATATAGACGGCACTGAAACGCCATCCCTTTTTGAATTTGATAAATTTGGGCAGCAGCTTCAACCAGAGATTACCCCTGAACTGGAAGCTAAAATTTCCACAGATATAGCAGATGCTATGCAAAAAATCAGAAGTTCAGCCACTTAGAGGAAAAAAACGCACACTTACTAATGCATCTAAAGACTATCCAAGCTTCGGCTCTCAAGTCAGTTTTTGAAGTGCTGAAGGATATCATCAATGATGTGAATGTGTATTTTACAGAAAAGGGTGTTCACGTTTTGACTCTTGACACTGCCCGAGTTACCCTTGTGCATATGGTCTTAGGGGCTGAGAATTTTGAGGAGTATGAATGTACTGGTGATATCATCGCAGGTTTGAACATGGCAAATGTTTATAAACTTCTCAAGGCTATCACGAGTCAGGACACATTGACCATGTCAATTACTGGTCGAGACTATATGGATATCACCATAGAAAACATAGCCAAGAAATCATTTACTAATTTTAAACTAAAATTGCTTGACATTAACGAGGACATACTGGATCTCCCGGATATTCATATGAACTTGGTGACAACCATGCCATCGATTGACTTTCAGAGATATACCCGGGATATGGGTAATCTTTCAAATGAAATTAAAATTTTCCGTCACGGACACAATCTGGAGTTGAGTTGTGTAGGAGATTTTGCAAATCAAAAAACTGATATCGAGTGCGCGGACAAGGGTCCTGACGAGCGAGTCGGTGGTTGCTTCAGTCTCAAGTACATCAACCTTTTTACAAAGGCGACAAACATGTGTTCCAGTATTCAAATTATGCAGGACTCAACGAACGATAATATGCCAATCGTTTTCAGGTATACAATAGCAAATCTCGGTGATTTGAAATTTTATTTGGCTCCAAAAATTGATTAGTTAAGAATTATTATAGTTTTTGATTTAATGGAAGCAAGGTACGATGAAAGGATACGAAATTGTAAAACCCAAGATGAGTTGGCAGAGTATTTACTCATGTGCGTTCCCGTTATCCGTGAATACACAGAGTCGAGCGTTATATCATTCACTACCAGGACTGTCGCAAACATGCAGATTGCGTCGAGAAAAGGTATACAGAGAAATGATATTTACAAGAAATATTTAAAGGAGGTTGAGGATCAAGATCAATGTCATGCGAAAAAGTGCGAGATAGACGTGGACCCGTGTAAAAACTGCGGAAAGACGTTTACAAAGATGCACGATGAACAACTAAGCGACATGATATGTACAGAGTGTGGATACACGGAATACTATCTATCAGAAGAGCTTGGGTTCAAGGAGGAACAGGAGATTGAGAAGAATGTCGTGTATTCCTACAAACGTGAGAATCATTTTAACGAATGGATTTCACAGTTTCAGGCGAAGGAATCTACGAGTGTTCCCGAGGATGTCATAGGGCAACTCAGGACTGAATTTAGGAAGATGAAGATTAAGAATTTAGATGAGATTACTCACGAAAAGGTGCGAGTCTTGTTGAAGAAGATTGACAAGAACAAGTACTATGAACACGCACCCTATATTGCAACAATCCTAGGCGGTATCACTCCTCCAACGATGGACCAACCACTTGAAGACAAGCTCCGTCTCATGTTTCACAAGATTCAAGCACCGTTCGAGAAGCATAAACCTGCGGCACGTAAAAACTTTTTGAGTTATTCATATGTTCTTTATAAAATGTGTGAATTGCTCGAGGAAGACAAATATCTTCCATGTTTCCCCTTGCTCAAGTCAAAGGAGAAACTGTATATTCAGGATCAGATATGGAAGAAAATATGCGATGAACTCGAGTGGGAGTTTATTAAGACAATTTAATTTAATTTTGGATCAAAATTGATTCAATTTCGGGAGTGCGCGCCAGCCCCAAGGGGAAGTTGATGAGTATCCCTTTTTGGATACCCAGGAGTTTCATGTAATTTTGAATTTGAGTTCGAAATTGATCAGTAAGGCGTGAGACTGACTTGAGTTCTATGACAGTGTCACCCACTATGAGGTCAGCCCTGACGTGACCCACATTTTGACCCTCATAAGATACGGGAATGATTCTTTCCGTCTCGTATGA